AAATGTTGAAGAAGTAGTGAAGACACTAATGGAAACCATGAAGGAGATCGATGAATAATGAATGAGGAAGAATTACTCAGACAACTGAAACACAATTTGGTGATGTTTGCCGAAGACTACAGACGTATTTTTAAAGAGTATAAAGATGATAAAGATCAGCATTTAAGTTGGAGTTATAAAACAGCAATAGGACTAGCAAGAATATCTGGCCAAGACGTAATGACCAATTTAGGAATGCTTGAATATTTATGGGACAAAAAAGCTGAAGAACATGATGAAAAAATCAGACAAAAGTTAAAAGAGCAAAAGGGGAAGGAAAATTCCGATGAAAGAGATGAATGAACGTATTGTTTTTGCAGCATTCTTTACATGGGGTGTTGTCATGTATCTGTTTTACAGGTGGTGGTTAGCGGATTGATTGTGTACAGGAAACGGAAGATGAATAGAAGCATCCCCCAATAACTTTTTCAGGCTAGCCCCTTTTGCTGAGAACCAAAAAAGGTTGCCACCTCCTTTTAACGCATCTTATCACAGCAAGCTGTGATTTTGCGATGCTAAAGGAGGTGACAACCTTGGAACAAATCATTTTGATTCTCATTTTAATCTATTTGCTGATAAATAGCAAGTAGGGCTAGCCTGAAGGGCGCGCGTCAAAGCTAACGCATTGGCGCGCGCCCCTTGGGAGTGATGCAGAAATGAGGAAAGCAATTGATACGATATGCGGTACAATTTGCATTTACCACTCTGAATTCGAAAAAAGAGAGAAACTCGTTCTGAGTTTTGAAAAAATAATAAAAATTGAAATTTGAGCCTGTTGACAGGTGGAAAATTACAAAGGAGATGTACTTTTGAAAAAGACATTGAAGGATTATTGCAGAAATCACAAGACAAACTACGGATTTGACAATCCAGTTGCACGTGAGGCCAGCTGCCTTGGCCATCTGGAAAGCTGGGTTGAACAGGCAGTGAAGGAATACGAGAATTCTAGTCAGATAACCGCCGACACAAAGCTCTGGATCAACACCAATCTTGAGCGCATGCAGGGGTTCCTGGACCAACTGGAGGAACGGTAATGAATGACATGAATAAGTACGGGTGTCTGTTGTCTTTGGTGTTTCTTGTTTGGTGCATGCTGATGTTTCTGATATGCAACTGGTTGGTGAGGTGAGACGATGGGATTGAAGTTTGGAAAAGCGGTTACGATGATTGTGGAAAGATATGGCTGGAGTGCATTTGACAACTTGAATGCAATTAATGATCCGGATCTTTGCAAGGCTGTTGAAATGGTTCGGAAGGTCAGGAAGAAAAAGGACGATATACATGCGAATAAAACTGGTGCAGACTTGCGCCGTGCACGTCCGCCACGCGAGAAAATCGAGAAAATGGTTGATAAGGGAATGACTTATGCCGAGATTGGAGAGGCAATCGGCTCCACTCCCGAAGCGGCAAGCAAGACTGTCAGGAAGTATGGGTTGTCAGAAAGATACTGGTTTGCGCATGGCATGTACAATCTCATCAAATCAGATCCCTATCGCAAGTTAGTTGAGCAGAAGAAAGCTGAGCTGAAATCCTTGATTAATCAAGGAGCCACCGATGCCACCATAGGTGCGGAATTAGGAATGACCGTCAGTCGAGTCAAATACTGGATTAAGGAATGGAATCTAGGGCGTAGGAAGCATATTATCGCAACCGGGAGGTTCAGATAATAAGCAGGAGGGGAGGATTGAATGAACCCACAGAGATATGCTGTCCGTGTTGTTAACAGCAGAGCGTTATGGTATGCAAGGACTGATGATAACAGAATAATTACCGTATCCTCATCAAGCATCCCAAGAAATTTGTCCGATACATGGACTTTTGAAGAAATAAGAAACTATCATCTTGAAAATGCTTTGAGAATCCGCGTGTAAAACAAAAATGACTCCACAGGGGAGCCACTCTCTAAACAATCAACTAATATATTATAGCATTATAGCAAAGGGAGTGGCGTAGTGGAAGATTTACTGTTGGAGATCGATAACATCGACTATAAAGCAACTGCCAACAATGTTAAGAATTTCTTGGAAAATAAATTGCCCTGCATTTTGCGTTTGGCAAATTCCAGTCCGGCAAGCCTGGCATCACCGGTTATTTCCGACATGCCAGTTAATAGAGGCGGGGGCAATCACAGCGAAGAGAAGATGGTTAAGTACGTTGCTGCCAGAGCAATCATCGATGGGGTATCACGAGCGATTGCGCATTGTTCTCAGGCGTCATCCCACATCCTCAAGGCACTATACGTGCAAGGCCTTCAGAACTGGCAAGTCATTGATACAATGTATTGCGAGCGTGCAACGTACTATAAGCTTAGGGACAAGGCATACAATGAATTCGCTGACTGTTTGGAACTGCAGAAAGGGTGCCCTGATCTGCATGTGTATAAATAGAACGATTATAAAATGTTATGCAGATAATAACTATAGTCTGTTGGGTTGTTGTAATTATCATCGAATTGCTTGAGCTGTTGGGAATCAGGCCGTAGAAAAGGATGAGGAACTTGATATCAATGAATAAGAAGGAAAAGAAATACTACACATCAGCTGCTGTGGCAATTGTGTTAGCAGTGATACTATGGGTGTTTAAGACAATCGTGATTGAAAATTAGACGATTACCGGACAAATGCGAGACTAACATCATACACTTTGCAGACATCTTAGGTAGTATGATGATAGTATCGAAGGTTCGGCAGTCGGGAACAGGAGTGACCGTTATGTCAGAATTGTCAGACGCAAAGAAGAAAGCAAACAAAAAGTGGAACGAAAAGAATAAGGAGAAGTCAAGAAAGTATCAGTACAGATCCATGGCAAAGTCGTATGTCAGAAACTATGCCGACGAAAAGGACCTGCTTGATCTTAAACAGATGATAGAGGATAAGCTTGATGGTAAATTACAGTGATATATCTCAACTGGTAAGAGATGTTACGGAGCTTGTCAGAAAGTCCAGGGACGCTGAACTCATTGCGAAGGCAACCGAAATGGCCAAGGCAATCAACGAACTTGTTGTTGAGAATATTGAACTTGAAAACAGACTCAATGAAAAATTGAATCTCAGAGAACGCGGCCATATCAGTGATGATGGAAGAATGTACTGGGTAGAAGGGGAACACGTTCCGTATTGTAGTTATTGTTTTGAAGTTGACGGAATTTTGAAACATATGATTCCAAGTGATTACGGTTGGGTTTGCGAAAGAAATCATACGAGGTGATTAGATTGGAAGCTACTGAATCAAGAGCTCTGGAAGCATTGAACAAGCTCATCAAATATAACAGGGATGTAAATCATAACTTATACGTTGACAGGGATTTGTTGGACATAACAATCAAGATTAACGAGCTTGTTGTTGACAACAGCAGAATGAGAGAACAACTAAGGAAACTGGATGAATGAATTCAGGAGGTCAGTCTTAACGGCTGGCCTTTTTTGCAGCAGAGAAAGGAAGAAAATTTTGAAAGACACTGTATTTAGACGTGTGTTAATCAACCGCGAAGATAATAAAGTTGTTGTCGGCGCCACAGATGGAATGACAGGCGATGAGGTGTTTGAACTCGTTGCAGAAGGGCTTAGATCATTAAAGCAGCGGTATGAGATTGATTCCAAAACAATGCTTGTATATCTTGAAAGTGTGATTGACAATGGGTAGATACAGACGTTGTCGTTATACTGGTTGTCATGCGATGGTAGCATACCCTGATCATTATTGCAACGAGCATAGTCAGTATGAAGCCGAGTATCTAGCCAGGCGGAACCAGTGGGGCGTCAGAAATGAGATGCATGCCAAAAGACATAATCGGGAGTACAACCGGACAACGCGTGTGAGGGATGATGTCAAGGCAGAGCAGAATAAATTCTATCATACAAGACAATGGCGTTCATTGAGACACTATGTACTTGAACGAGATCATTATGTATGTGGATACTGTGGAGCATTCAATGCAGGAATCGTTGATCATATCGTGCCGATTGAGTATGACAAGAGCATGATGACTGATGCAGACAACCTTACAGCATGCTGCAGAAACTGTCATATGATCAAGAGCAGATGGGAACGGGACTATTACGGGACTGGTTCGCAGAATGAATTGAAGCAGGTCGGCAAGGTGACGGATTTGAAGTTATTACGGGAGTTGCTGAAAAGCCGTGAGAGGCTTTTTAAGCATTCCTAATCATTGCGAGTATGGATTACACTCAATCTGTTTTATTTGTTAATCCCCCCGCCCTCATGCGCCGTGAGAAGAGCTACACACAGTGCTCACGTCTTACGTCGCGCGAATTTTTTGAAATTTTTAAAAAGGGGGGCTATCCCGGAGAAAGAGAGGTGAAAGTTGTGGCAACTAAGCCATATTATCTGCAGAATGACGGCAAAATTTCCAGAACTCCGCCTAGTTATCTGGGGGTTCTGGCCAAGGAATGCTGGCGCAAGATTGTGCCGTTCCTCGAAGCAACCGGACGTGTTGAAAGAGTAGATACCAGTTTGGTTGAGCAGTATTGCACACAGTACGAGATTTACAGGGTTGCCTATGAGGATATCAAGGAAAATGGCATTCAAACACCAATGTACAAGGCGTTACAGGACCAGATGGGCGAAATTATCGGTAAGGATTTCACCGGGTACAAGAAGAATCCGGCGGTTATGACGCTCAAGGATGCCAATAATCAGCTTACAATGGTCGGCGGACAACTGGGACTGTCGCCTAAGGCCAGACAGGAACTAATGTCCATTGCGACAAAGAGTGACGCTAAATCAGCAACGGATGCACTCAAGGAATTCCTGTAATAGGGGGTGGTGAAATGAACAAAATCGATATGACACAGTCTCATGACGTCATTGGCGAATACAGGAAAAACAATTTTGACGCTGAGCGTCGCAAGTACACTGATGAAGGCACTAAGTACGCATTTGACGTTCTTGACGGGAAGATTGTAACCGGATATCTGATTAAGCTTGCTGCATTCCGCCATCTGCGAGACCTTCAGCGTCAGGGACAAGCTGATTTCCCTTATGAATACAGTCCAAGCCATGCGTCTAAACTGCTGAAGTTTGCGTCAATCTGTCCTAATGTTGATACAGAAGAGCCGACCAAGTTGATGCACTGGCAGGAATTCATCTTTTCAATGCTGTTCGGATGGCGTAACAAGGAAGGGGGCAAGAGGTTCACGCGGGCAATTGTTTCCGTGGCACGTGGCCAGGGCAAGACGTATTTGATGGCGATTCTGATGTGTTACTCATACCTGATTGAGAGCATCGGGCTGTTCAATCAGGACTATCTGGTGGCGTCGATCAACTTCAAGCAGACAAATAAGTTGTACGGTTATATCAAATCCATGCTGAGGAAGATAACTAAAACGGAGCCGTTCAAATCGCTGGCTGAAGAAACTGAGCTGTCCACTCAGTCAGACCAGACCGTGCAGAAAAAGACAAATAATGTTCTACGCGCAATATCGTTTGAATCGGGACAGTTTGACTCATACCACTTTACTACAGCTATCGTTGACGAAATTGGCGAAATAAAGTCGCGTAAAAAGGTCTCGAAAATCATTTCAGGCCAAGTCAAAATCAAGAACAAGCAATTCATTCAGATTTCCACTTCATATCCGGACCCGTCCGTTCCGTTTCATGATGATCAGAAAATGCTGCAGCAGGCAATGGAACAGGACTGGAACCGTGAAGCCGACAGTTATCTTGGCCTGATCTGGGCACAGGATGATTTGGATGAGACGTTCAAGGAAGAAACCTGGGTCAAGTCCAACCCGCTTCTGTATCTTCCTGATCAACATGATGTGCTGTTGTCCGGCTTGAGAGACAAACGCGACAGTGACATGCTGTCCGGCACCATCTCGGATTTTCAGAACAAAAACCTTAATCTGTGGCTTCAAGAAGCAGCAAACAGTTTCTTAAAACTCAGCGACATCGAAAATGCAGTCATTGACAAATTCGACTATGACGGAATGGACGCGTACTTAGGATTTGACTACTCCATGTCGTCCGACAACACCGCTCTGGCCTTCGTCATTCCTTACGCTGACAAGACGGGGCGAAAGTGGCATGTCATTCAGCACTCGTTCATACCATGGCAAAGGGCAGGATCTATCGAAGCAAAGGAGAAACAGGACGGTATCGCCTACAGGGAACTGGCTAAGAAGGGCTACTGTACAATCACGGCTCATGAACAGGGGCTTATCAGCACTGAGCAGGTCTTTAACTGGCTCGTTGATTTTGTTTCCGAGCACCGGTTGAAGGTCGTGTTCTTCGGCTATGATGCGATGGGTGTCAATGAATTTATCAAACGTCTGGAGTATAACACCAGTTATCCACTACAGGCAGTACGTCAGAGAACAGGCGAACTGAAGGACCCGACGAAGTTTCTGCAGAAACTGTTTGTTGAAGGATCACTGACCCGTTTTGATGACAAAATCATGGAGAAAGCACTGATAAATGCACAACTGTACGAAGACAAGGTCGGAATACAGGTCGACAAGGCGAAGGCAACGCTCAAGATTGACGTTGTTGACGCAATCATAGACGCAATGTACCAGGCGATGTATCACTTCGAAGATTTCGGTATAGCAAACGACAAGAGCAATCAAGTTGACTTGATGACGGAACAGGACGTTCTCGACTGGTTCAACAGTGAGGACAGTGACACTATCTAAGGGGGTGGTAATCATCATTCTTAAGCTTATCTGGAAGGCGATTGACGTCATTTTCTACGTGGCGGCAATCGTCTTTTTCGTATGGGGGTTCTTCCGGTTGAACGCAACTGCGGGAATCTTTGCCACAGGTTTTGCATGTATTTTTTTAGGGCTTTTAAGCGAGGCTGTTGCCGGTAAAGGGGGTGATTAACGATGCCGATTTTCAATCTGATGTCCGTTCCCGATTCAGATGAGTATACAGTAACGGATTTCTTGAGCGGCAAAACAGAGAGTGTATATGTTTCAGCACGTGAAGCACTTCATAATTCCGACGTCTTCGCAATCGTCAACCTCATTTCGGGAGACCTGGCAACGTCCCGAATACGTGCGTCATCATCGAGAATGCAGGGCATGATTGACAAGCCGACCACGATGATCAATGGGCATCTGTTCTGGAAATCTGTGTTTCTGCAGCTCCTTCTTGGCGGGGAAGCCTATGTATACCGATGGCGCAACAGGAACGGGGTTGACTTGCGGTGGGAGTATCTAAGGCCGTCACAGGTTGACGTTTTCGAACTGGATGACGGCTCTTCACTTGTCTATAACGTCACGTTTGACGAGCCGGGAATCGGAATTGTCAACTCGATTCCCCAGTCTGACATGCTGCACTTCCGGCTTATCAGCAGGAACGGAGGAAAGACCGGTATTTCACCGCTGGCGTCGCTGTCTTCAGAACTGGCAATCAAGAAGGCCAACACGAATCTGACATTGACTGCGCTTAAACAGGCAATAGTATCGCCGGGCATTCTGACCATCAAGAAGGGCGGCCTGCTTAATGAGAAACAGAAAGCCGCTCGATCAAGGCGTTTTATGGCACAGCAGGAGTCATCTAATTATGGTCCCGTGGTGCTTGATGACCTTGAAGACTACAAGCCGCTTGAAATCAAGTCCGATGTGTCGGCGTTGCTCAATCAGACTGACTGGACGGCTAATCAGATTGCCAAGGTATACGGGATACCGGACAGTTATCTGAACGGACAGGGTGATCAGCAGTCATCACTTGACCAAATCAAGGGAATGTACACGAACGCTCTTAACCGCTACATGGGGACGATTCTCGGAGAGTTGAACAACAAGCTGAATTGTCGGTTCACTGCTGATTTGCGTCCTGCTGTTGATCCACTGGGAGATGGCTATGCAACAAAGATTTCCGAGATGGTCAAGACCAACGCCATTGACGGCAACCAGGCGCGATACATTCTGCAGAAATCCGGCTACTTCCCGGAAGACATGCCTGAATACTCGGGAATCTTGAAGGGAGGTGAAGACAATGACAGTAATTGAAGTCAAGGCGGATATTGTTGATAACGATACAGGTAAGTTCTATGACTGGATAGGATGGGATGCGGTATATCCGGGCAAGGTCGCCACTCTGCTTGACGGTGCCGATGAAGTTGAGGTCAACATCAATTCGAACGGTGGTGACGTGTTTGCCGCGTCAGAGATTTACACGCTGCTGTCACAGCATTCGGGCAGGGTTACGGTTAACATTCAGGGTCTTGCCGCGTCAGCTGCGTCAGTCATCGCAATGGCCGGCGATGTAGTGCATATCAGTCCTACGGCGCAGATCATGATCCACAAAGCGTGGACGATTGCTGACGGCAACGCTGATGATATGGCTCATACGTCAGAATTTCTTGACGGAATTGATGATTCAATCATGAATGCGTATGTTACCAAAACAGGGCTCGACAAATCGGAATTGTCAAACATGATGGCCAAGGAGACGTGGCTTACTGCAAACCAGGCGGTCGACTACGGTTTTGCTGATGACGTCATGGATTTTGGCAGGTCAAAAGAGCCCGTACTTAACTCTATCGGTTATCCACAGGTCAGCCGAGCCGTTGTGGACAGATGGAAGAAGGCCATGGCAAGCGCAGAAGCCTATGAAAAGCAGAAAAAAACTGCTGAAAATAGAGACGCGGAAATTGTTGGAAAGAAGGAGCTGCAGGCCAAGATTGACCTGCTTTTTTAGTAGAAAGGAAGTAAAGCAATGCACGTAATGAACGTTAACGAATTGAAGCTGGCCTTCGATGAAGCCGGCGCAAAGGTACAGGAGCTCGAAGATAAGCGCGCCGACCTCATTCTTGACCTGAAGAAGGATGCAGATTCGCATTCTGCAGACGAGCTCAAGGCCGTCAAGGATGAGTTGTCAAAGGCTGTTGTAGTCCGGGATGCGGCAGAAGAGGCATACGCCGACGCCCGAGCGGAACAGGTCGCAAACATGAAGGCAGAGGACAGGGAGCCGCTGACTGCCGATGAGAAAACACTCAAAAACAAGTTCGTATCAGATTTCAAGGATATGGTTACAGGCGTAAAGGTGTTCAATAAGGTTGATTCCACTGTTGATACGTCCGGTTCAGCTGCAGGATTGACGATTCCGGAGGACGTGCAGACGACTATCCACGCTCTGGTCCGCCAGTATGATGCACTCCAGAACTACGTCAACGTTGAGAATGTCGGTACGGCCACAGGTTCCCGTGTCTACGAAAAGTGGTCTGACGTTACACCGCTTGTCTCTATTGATACGGAAGATGCGAAGATTGGCGACAATGACGATCCAAAGCTCACAACGGTCAAGTATGTCATTAAGCGCTATGCCGGCATTACTACGGCCACAAACACGCTGCTTGCAGACACGGCAGAGAACATTCTCGCCTGGCTGACCGGATGGATTGCCAAGAAGGTTGTCGTAACACGTAATCAGGTTATCCTCACCAAGATTGCTGCTTTCGAGAAGAAGCCGACACTTGCCAAGTGGGATGACATCATTGACCTTGAAAGCTCTGTTGACCCTGCCATCAAGGCAACATCGGTCTTCATGACCAACTCTTCCGGCATGAACGCTCTGCGCAAGGTCAAGAATGC